CCATGACTATAGGCACTCTGACGCGGGGGCTCCCACCTAGGGGGCTAGGCTATATAGGTAGTCTATCTATCACCCCTTGAACTAAACAAAAATTGTAACAATATGTAACAGAGCAATATGGGGTAGCGCGATTTTGTTTTGGGTGTCTAGTCGCCTATATAGCCTATGCCCGTCCGGCCCCCTCGCACCCGCGCCTGCAGCCCCCAGTATGCAAGCTAGGCGTACCCGGCTCAATAGCCTAGCCCGCCTAGCCTCAGCAAAGGGGGCAACCGACCTCGATAGGCATGGCCTAGACCGCCTAGACCGCCTAGCTGGGAGCCAGGCGGCTGCCAGCCGATAGCCTAGAGCGCCTAGGCTGCCTAGCTGGCGGCCAGGCGGCCAAGCGGCCAGGACGCGCGACGGCGCCCAGGCTGGGGGGAGGGAGGGCCGAGCGGCAGGGCCAATAGGAACGGAGGGGCCGCAACCAAAATTTATTTTTTGAAAAACTAGGCCTATACTCCGCAGCCATGTTCAAGAGCTTGCCGCTCACGACCCGCGAAGTCCGCGCAACCGAGGCGGTGCTCAACCGCATCTACGACGCTGCGCGGCTAGGGCTCAAGGGGGACGCACTGGCGCTGGCAAGCGGGCTGCTGCCGGCCGAGTACCGGCGCTTGCGCGAACTGGACCCGATTGCCGACCTGGCCGAGCAGAAGGGGCGCGCGGACGGCGAGATGGCCCTGTCCAAGAAGTTGCACGAAGCGGCCGAGATGGGCGACGCCAAGGCGGCGCTAGAAATCCTCAAGCACGCCCACGGCTGGGTGGCCAAGCAGCAGGTGCAGATCGACGTGGCGCAGCAGATCAGCATCACGGCGGCGTTGGAAGCCGCGCAACGGCGTGTGGTCGAGGTGATTGAGGACCAGAGCAATGCAAGAACCGAAGTTCTCGGCCGATCAGGAACAGGGGCTGATGTCCCGGCTCTGGTCGCCGCAGATCGCCAACGACCCTGAGAAATTCGTGCTGTTTGCCTTCCCGTGGGGGGAGGCCGGCACGCCGTTGGCACGGTACAAAGGCCCGCGCGCCTGGCAGCGCAAGGTGCTGCGAGACATCCGCGACCACATCGCGGGCAATCAGGACGTAGACCTGTACAAGGTGCTGCGCATGGCCACGGCCTCGGGCCGGGGGATCGGCAAGTCGGCGCTGGTCAGTTGGCTGGTGCTGTGGATGCTCACGACGCGGATAGGCGCGAGCGTGCTGGTCAGCGCCAACAGCGAGGCGCAGCTCCGCAGCATCACTTGGGCCGAAATCACCAAGTGGCTGGCGATGCTGATCAACAGCCACTGGTGGGAGATCAGCGCCACGCGGATCACGCCGGCCAAGTGGTTGAGCGAGATCGTGGAGCGCGACCTGCGCAAAGGCACGCGGTACTGGGGCGCGGAGGGGCGGCTGTGGTCGGAGGAGAACCCGGACGCCTACGCGGGCCTGCACAACGCTGACGGCGTGATGCTGATCTTTGACGAAGCTAGCGGCATACCGGACGTGATCTGGGACGTGAGCCAAGGCTTCTTCACCGAGAACACGCCGCACCGGTTCTGGCTGGCGTTCAGCAACCCCCGGCGCAATCAGGGGTACTTCTACGAGTGCTTCAACGCCAAGCGGGACTTCTGGAACACCCGGCAGATCGACGCGCGCACGGTCGAGGACACCGACAAGTCGATCTACGAGCAGATCATCGCGGAGTACGGCGAGGACAGCCCGCAGGCCAAGATCGAGGTCTACGGGGAGTTCCCGACCGCGGGCGACGACCAGTTCATCGGGCCGCAGCTTGTTCGCCAGTCGTTCGCCAGGCCCAAGTACAAAGACCCCGAGGCGCCCATCGTCATCGGCGTGGACCCGGCGCGCGGCGGGGCCGACAGTACGGTCATCGCCGTGCGTCAGGGGCGCGACTTGGTGGAGTTGCGGCGCTTCCGGGGCGACGACACCATGACCGTCGTGGGGCACGTCATCGAGGCGATTGAGGACTTCAAGCCCGCGCTGACGGTGATCGACGAGGGTGGGCTCGGGTATGGTATCCTTGACCGCCTGACCGAACAGCGGTATAAGGTGCGCGGCGTGAACTTTGGCTGGAAGGCCAAGAACCCGATCATGTGGGGCAACAAACGGGCCGAACTGTGGGGCGCGATGCGCGATTGGTTGCGCAGCGCCTCGATCAAAGAGGACCGGCAGCTGTTGGCCGACCTGACCGGACCGAAAGTGAAGCCCGACAGCAGCGGCACAATCTTCTTGGAGTCGAAGAAGGACATGAAAGCACGCGGATTGGCCTCACCCGACGCAGCCGATGCGATTGCGGTGACGTTTGCCTTTCCGGTGGCCAGCCGCGAGCGCGCCGAACGGCCGCGCACGCTCGTCGCCCGCGAGCGCGCGGGCATGACCACCAGCTGGTTGGGGGCGTGATGGCTAGGAAATCCGTCAGTTTGAGCGTCGGCCGGGGCGAGAAGTTGCCGGTGAGCAAGGGCGCGGGGCTGACGGCCAAGGGACGCGAGAAATACAACCGCGAAACGGGCTCCAACCTCAAGGCGCCGGCTCCGAACCCCAAAACCGAGGCCGACAAGGGCCGCAAGGCCAGTTTCTGCGCGAGAATGGGCGGCGTAGCCGCCAAGGCCAAGGACGGCGAACGCGCCAAAGCGGCGCTCAAACGGTGGAAGTGCTGAAAATGAAGGTTCCTCCCGGACTCTACACCAACATTCACGCCAAACGCGAGCGCATCAAGGCCGGCAGCGGCGAGAAGATGCGCAAACCGGGGGCTCCGGGCGCTCCGACTGCCAAGGCGTTCAAAGAGTCCGCAAAGACAAGGAAGAAGTGATGCCCCTCGTCAAATCTGCCAGCCCCGCCGCGTTTCGCAAGAACGTGAAGACCGAAATGGCCCACGGCAAGCCGCAGAAGCAGGCCGTGGCCGTCGCGTATGCTACGCAGCGCGCTGCTGCGGGCAAGAAGTCCGCTCCGAAAGGAAAGAAATGAAGTCCACCACCTCGCAGATTCAGATGCTGGTTGCCAAGCAGCCCAAGGTCGGCAACCCCGGTATGCCGGCGCGCAACACGCCGACCAACGCTCACATGGCCATGTGCGGCGGCAAAAACGACGGCAGCGTGAACGTCAAGCAGACCGTCGCTCGGGTGCTGAGCAAGATCAAGTGACATGGCCGACTACACCGGGATCAACGCCGTTGGGGCCGTCGCCGTAGGCGGCTCGGCCAAGGACAAGACCGACGCTGACGTGCTGGCGACCGCCAGGGCGCGGCTGTCGATGGCGATCTCGGCGTACAGCGAGAGCCGCGAAGACGAACTCGACGATCTTCGGTTCTATTCCGGCAGCCCCGACAACCACTTCCAGTGGCCCGCCGACGTGCTGGCCACCCGAGGCGCGGTGCAGGGGCAGACGATCAACGCCAGGCCGTGCCTGACGATCAACAAGCTGCCGCAGCACGTTCGCCAGGTCACCAACGACCAGCGGCAGAACCGGCCCAGCGGCAAGGTGATCCCCGCCGACGACAACGCCGACGTTGAGGTCGCAGAGGTCTTCAACGGCGTGGTGCGCCACATCGAGTACATCTCGGATGCCGACGTGGCCTACGACACCGCCTGCGAGAACCAGGTGGCGTTTGGTGAGGGCTACATCCGCATTCTGACCGAATACTGCGACGACACGACCTTCGATCAGGACATCAAGATCGCTCGGGTACGCAATGCGTTTTCGGTCTACATGGACCCGACGATCCAAGACCCGTGCGGCGCGGACGCCAAGTGGTGCTTCATCACCGAAGACATCACGCGCGAGGAATACGAGCGGCTGTACCCCAACGCCGCGCCGCTGTCCACGCTGATGAGCCTGGGCGTGGGCGACCAGTCGATTAGCCAGTGGCTCAACGAAAACACGGTGCGGATCGCGGAATACTTCTACATCGAGTACGACACGACCGATCTGCACCTGTACCCCGGCAACCAGACGGCGTTTGCCGGCACGCCGGAAGACAAGCAGCTGCGGGCCATGTTCGGCAAGCCGCTGCGCAGCCGCAGGGCCGACCGCAAGAAGGTCAAGTGGTGCAAGATCAACGGCTACGAAATCCTTGAGGAGCGCGATTGGGCGGGCAAATACATCCCCGTCG